GCTTATGATGCAATGAAAAAATTCGGGCAAGGGGCAATGGATTTGAAAACCGCCGCAACAAACTGTGTGGCTGCATTTGCCATGTTTGGGACAATCGGCGGCATTGTGCTTGGCCCGGTTGGTGTAGTGATTGCAGCGGTGGGAACGGCAGCCGGTGCGTTTTTAGGATACAGGAGTGCAATGCAGGAAGCCGGGCAGGAAATGGCGAACGAAAGCCAGTTCTGCCAGACCTTGAACTACATGATCGACCAGTCCACCGCAAGCATTCAGCGGGCAACGGATAACCAGCAGGAACTTAACGAAAAAATTCAAAGTTTTTCTGATGTCGGAACAAAGTATGCAGGCGTTCAAACCCTTGTCGATTCGATTTTCGATTTAAGCGAAAAGTCGAACAAATCCGCGTTTGAAGTGCAGCAGCTCCAGTCCCAGGTAGAATACCTTAATGGTATGGGCCTGGAAGGGTTGAAGCTGCACATGGACGAAACCGGAACAAAGGTGCTTGAAACTCGTGACGATGTAAACGCCCTTATCGAAAGCCTTGAAAAGGCCGCATATGCCGCAGCAGCGCAGGATTTGTTGGAAAGTGCATATAAGGCGCAGATTCAGGCGGAACAAGACCTTGCAGCCGCCAATGACCGCCTTGCTGCGAGCAAGGAAGCAGTCGATACAGCAACAACGGCGCTTAGCAATTATCGTAACGGTCTTTCCACATGGGGTGAAATGCTGGCTGATTTGGGTCTCGATGCGCAATATAACGCTTTGTCCGATTCTTTGAGCAAAGCGAACGAAGCCTACGAAACCGCAACAAGTGACGTTCAGGCGCAGCAAGAAGCCCTTACAAATGCCAATTCTGCGATTGATACCTACACCCAAAAACTTGTGGATATCAAAAGCGGGAACTTTGATATGGCTGATTCTGTAATAAGCTCTACAAATCAGGTTGATACTTCTATGGCGCAAGTAAGAGATTCTGCAAATCAGACTGCCGGAACAGTAACAAGTGCCAACAGTAATATAACAACGTCTGCTACAAATTCCGCTGCAACAATCAGTTCCAGCTATTCGGCTGCGGCACAAAGCGTACAGGGTAGCACGGGTCAAATGAGTAGTGCGGCGGAAAACGCAAAAGAACGAATGACCCAAAGTGCAAACAATACAGCAAGCACTTATGCGGCAAGTTTTGACAATATCAATTCTGGTGCAAGAAGAAATGCGGAAACGGTAAAAGATTCTGCAAGTAATGCCGCATCTGGCGTTGAAGATGCGGCAACCCGTTCCGGCAATGCACTGTCCGGCCTTCCAGAGAAGGCAAAACAATGGGGCAGCGATTTCGCTTCCTCTTTTGTAGATAGCTTTGTCGATACGTGGACAGTCCTTAAATCGGGATTTGAAGATGCGGCGAAATGGATTAGTGAACGGTTCCATTTTTCTGTTCCTGATAAAGGCCCTTTGGCTGATGCTGACACCTGGATGCCTGACATGATGAAACTGTTTGCATCCGGCATTGAACGGAACAAGAACAGCGTTATCCGCCAGGTTGCAGGGCTTAGTGCTTCCATGCAAAAGGAACTTACGGATGCACCTGTCAATGTCAGCGCAGAGGGCACAGTCGTTTCCAAACACGATGTCGAAGTATCCGGGAAGCAGTTTTCTTCTGCGCAGGCATACCGCACTGGAAATGGCTCCGCAGACGTTGTTGCAGCAATTCGTGCGCTTGGCACTATTATGGAGCGCAACAGTGATACCAAAGTTGTCATTAACGGCAGAGAGGTATTCCGCGCCGTTAAAGATGAAGCACACCGAGAACAAATCAGAACGGGAAGCCCCGCTTTCTAAGAGGAAGATATGAGCTTCAATAGCAAAGACACAAAAGGTTACTGGGCGGTCAACGGAACTGCGCTGTACAAGCCGCAGGGGTGTGAAATCACGCATGATAACTATGTCGGCTCCAACAGCGGCCGCACAGAGGACGGCGTGATGCACATTGATTGGCTACGCCGGGACTTGCGCAAAGTCACAATCAAATACAATGCCATGACAGGGAACGAAATGGACGAGCTTGTGGGGCTTGTTCAGGGCAAGGAATATACCGCAACATTCAGAGACAGGGGAAAGACATGCACGATGTCCGCTTATACAGGTGATTGCAAATATGAACTGTACAATGAAACCTTGTGTTCAAGCGAGGGCGGATTATACACCGATGTTTCCTTTGATATGGTAGAGATGTAAAGGAGGGAAGAATCAATGCTGAAAAACCTGATTGTCAAAAGCGATGGGACAGAGATTGATTCTTCCCTTATTTTGTCTTGCACATTGACGCAGACCTTGAATTCAGGCCAGGAATTCACGATTGGAAGCGCATGCACAGACGAAATAGAGGTCGAATACCTTGCGCAAGATGACAATCTTATTGCAAAAGGCGATGTGCTTACGTTGTACTGGGTGAATGACAGTGGCACAAAAACAAAAGTCGGCATATATTATTGCGAAAAGCCAAATTATCAGGGGCTTATGCGGGAAATATCCGGCACAAGCATGGTTTATAAAGTAGTCGCCTACGACACCATGTCCAAGCTGGATGCCGATTTCTCCGGTTGGCTGCACGCCAATCAGGCACAGTTCCCCAAAACTATCTGGCAGCTGGTTCAGCTGGCCTGCCAGCGGGCAGGGGTTACGCTGGCCAGCAGCAGCCTGCCCATCAATGGCAGCTACAGCGTGCAGGCGTTCTACGCGGACGACCTGACCTGCCGCCAGATCATCTCCTGGGCGGCGGAAGCGGCTGGCTGCTATGCCCACATGAATGCAGACGGCAAGCTGCAATTCTTGACCTACACAGACAAGCGCAGCACTGTTAAAATCACCCCGGACGGTGCCAGCAACAGCACCGCCTACTATGCCGACAGCCTGAGCTACGAGGACTACACGGTCAAGGCCATTGAGAAAGTCCAGATCCGGCAGTCGGACAGTGACGTGGGCGTGATTTACCCCGACAGCACCACTGCCACCAACACCTATGCAGTGCAGGGCAACCTGCTGCTGACAACCGGCACCGAAGCCAACCTGAAAACCGTTGCCCAAAACCTGTACAACGTACTGAAAAGCGTGACCTATACCCCGTGCAAAGTGGCCGTGCCCAGTGGTTCCGGCCTTGCCTGCGGGCAGATCGTACACGTTAAGGACGCACGCGGGCGGGAGTTTGATACCTACCTGATGAGCGCCACAATCTCCTCCGGCAAAGCCAGCTTTGAGAGCGTGGGCAGCGCCAGCCGGGAAAGTTCCAGCGCGGTGAACAGCCAGAGCTACAAGAACCTGACCGGCAAAATGCTGGAGATCAAGACCAGCGTGGACGGCCTGACCGTGACCGCGAGTGAGCTTTCCGGCAATTACAGCGAGCTGAAACAGACGGTGGACGGGCTTTCGGCGGAGGTGAAAAAAGACACCAAAATCACCGGCGGTGGGAACCTGATCCTGGGCAGCGAGAGCTTCAAAAATGCCACCTATGTTGGCATTGACAGCAGCGTTGTGTATGGCGACGATGGCAGTGCAACAATCACCAATGCGAACACATGCCGCGGGTTCAAGTTCAACACCGTTGGCGCTCATATCACCGAGGGCGTCACTATATGCATGTCCGTCATGTACAAACTCATTTCCGGCACTGATGCGCTGCGGATGGGCATTGCGTTCAAGGGCGATAACGGACAAAATTACATTGCCTCCATAAAAACCGCTGACCAGCTCGAAATTGAGCAGACGGACGGCTGGGTGCTGCGGTATGGTACATGGACGCCCCGCCATAACTATACGGGCATTCTAGAAACTGTCGAGTTTGACAGCAATGACAACTGCACCAATAAGCTTGAGCTGCTGCACCCCATGCTGCAATACGGCAACGCGCCGACCGCGTGGAACGCCAGCAGCGGCGACTACCTGACGCAGGAAAGCGCCAAAAGCCTGTTTTCGCAGACCGCTGACGAGATCAAAACCGAGGTCACAAAGTCAGTGACCGAAACGGTAACGGCCAACGTGAAGGAAACCGCCACCAGCGCTGCCAATGATGCCGTTGACAGCAAGCTGCAGGATTATGCCACCACAGCAACGGTGGAGAGCCTGAAAGAAGATGTCTCCAACATCAGCCAAAAGGCGGACGGCATCAGCACCAAAGTCAGCAGTCTGGAACAAACCACCACGACCATTTCGGATGACCTTGACAGCACGAAACAGGAGTTCAAGACGGTCAAAAAATCGGTATCCGCGATTGACCAGAAAGCCGACAGCATCACCCAGACCGTGACCCAGCGGATCACAGGCGGAAACAACATTATTACCGAAACGGATAACTGGAACAATGCATCCATGGATGCAGGCGGCAACGACCTGAGCAAAAAAGGAACATACACGATCAGCGGCGAATCCGTCCATGTGACGAACAAGGCCCGGAACACCCGCTTCCACTTTGGGGCGGACAAAACGCTGGTGATTGCCAAGGGCATGACCTACTGCGCATCGGTGCTGTACAAGCTCAACTCCGGCACCGACAGCCTGTTTTTGCAGTTCGAGACCAAGAGCAGCAGCGGCACAAAAAGCTATTACGGCTCCGCGTTCAAGCAGGCCCAGCAGGACATTGCGCTGGATAATGGCTGG